TCCAGACAACTGCCGGATTATGCAAGGCAGGGGCGGAAGAGACGGTACACCGTGCTCTTGCGTTGCGACATATGGAACTACCTGTGGGAGATTTTATCCGTGATGGATTGGCTACCGACGTACCAAAGCTATCGCGGGAGTTATTGGAATCAAACATCACCGATGAGGAAAATCACGACTTGGCACTTGGTTACATTGCCAATGCTTACGGGGTTGACGAAAAAGCTGAATCGGAAGCTCTCAGGCTCAGGGAAGCTTGGACAGCGCATCCAGATCACACGATCCTCAAAGCAATGGTTGCCGAACGTGCAATTTTCTTCGTTCTTCTACCATTCTTCCGCTTTAATGGTGACGCTGGAATGCGAACTGTCAGTGCGGACATAAGCAGAGATGAACAAATTCACGTTGCTGCCAATAGCCTTGTTTGTCGGGAGTTGGGGCTTGATATCAGCCCTAGTCTTGATAAACTCCGCAAAGCAACTATCAATTGGGTAATGCAACCCCTAGGTAATAATACTACCGATAAATATTTAGATAAAAAATTTTGGCTGGATTCTAGCGATCGCTTAATGTATGAAGGCAAAGCTCCAGAGCTTTCCGCAACTAAAGCAGCACGGATGCCAGCGTTTTTTGAGCACTCGAATGTCAACCTCCCCCAATATGCTTGAAACCGTGGGCATGCAAGCCCGTGGTTTAGCCCATCAATTAGAAGAAATTTTCCCACCTATTACACCTACCCCGGAAGATTCTATGGAAAAAATTATGTACAGATCTGGACAACGTAGTGTTGTTGAATGGATCATTGAATATATGGAGAACAACTAATGGCTATCGGAACAGGCGCTTATAACCCAAACTTACCTGGCATGACTGCTGAACAAGGTCAATCAATGTTTGGGCATATGGACATGTATGCAGCACAACAATCTGGTGAAGATCCACGTGAAGTATTGGCTTTTTTAAATGCTAACCTTAATACACTAGGTGGTGGTAATGCACCAGGTGGTGGTGGTGTTTATGATATTGTCCAACAACAAGCTATGGCTTTAAATCAAGCAGAAGCGGCGCAGGCTGCGCGTCAAGCAGAGCTTGAAAGACAACAACGAGCTCGTCAAGCAGAGATTGCAAGACAAGAACAACTACAACGTGAAGCTGAAGCAAGGCAAGCTGAAAGACTAAGGCAAATGGAGATCAGTGCACGTACTGAAGCTGCTAATAAAGCAAGAGCAGGGTTGCAAAGTTCCATGCAAATTAGGTCACAATCTAATGCATCAGGTACTTCAGGAACACAAGGCTTTAGACGCAGAAAACTACAAGTAAACCCAACTGCTTATAGTGCTGTTGCAACTGGAGCACCCGCAACATCAACTTCATCTGGAGTAATTAACGTCTAATGACTGCTAAAACACGTTATGATAGATTGTCTTCAGACCGTTCCCAGTTTTTAAACACTGCTAGACAAGCAGCAGATCTAACTCTACCTTATCTTATTCGAGAGGATGAGACTTATACTAAAGGTTCGTTAAAATTAACAACCCCGTGGCAATCAGTTGGAGCCAAAGGTGTGGTGACGCTTTCAAGTAAATTAATGCTTGCATTGCTACCTCCACAAACCAGTTTCTTTAAGCTACAGGTAAATGATATTAACATTCCTGGTGAATTAGGACCAGAGATTAGATCAGAACTTGACTTGTCATTTGCTAAAGTTGAACGTACAATCATGGAGTCTATTGCAGCCTCTACTGATCGTGTTATTGTTCACCAAGCATTAAAGCATCTTGTTGTAGCTGGTAATGCTCTTATCTTTATGGATAAGGATAGTTTAAAACTTTATCCTTTAAACCGATACGTAGTAGATAGAGACGGCAACGGTAATGTTATAGAAATTGTAACAAAGGAAACAATCTCAAAAAAACTATTAAAAAAATCTTACCCAGATTACAAAGAACCACAACCTAACACACCTGATGATAATTCATCAAGTCATGATGATGAATGTGACATTTACACACATTGTATTAGGGATAATAACCGTTGGGTTTGGCATCAAGAAGTACACGACAAGATTCTACCCAAGTCTTATGGTAAAGCTCCCCTTGACGCAAACCCCTGGCTTGTGCTACGCTTTAACCACGTTGACGGTGAAGCCTATGGACGTGGTAGGGTCGAAGAATTCATTGGTGATCTTAAGTCACTTGAAGCTCTGTCACAAGCACTCGTTGAAGGCAGTGCAGCAGCTGCTAAAGTAGTGTTTACCGTTTCACCAAGCAGCACAACCAAACCATCAACGCTTGCTAAAGCAGGCAACGGTGCTATCATTCAAGGTAGACCTGATGACATTGGTGTGGTGCAGGTTGGTAAAACGGCTGACTTCCAAACTGCTTATCAAATGGTAGGTAGTCTTTCTCAACGTTTAAGCGAGGCTTTCCTTGTTCTTAATGTTAGACAATCTGAACGCACTACAGCTGAAGAAGTTCGTATGACTCAGATGGAACTAGAACGTCAACTCGGTGGATTGTTTAGTCTACTCACTGTTGAATTTCTTGTACCTTATCTTAATCGTAAACTAAACGTCGCACAAAAGACAGGAGAAATCCCTCGCCTTCCTAAAGGTGATATCGTCAAACCTACTATTGTTGCAGGTATCAATGCTTTGGGTCGTGGACAAGACAGAGAAAGTCTTGCTCAATTCCTTTCTGTTGTTGCACAAACAATGGGTCCAGAAGCTATTCAACAGTACATTAATTCCGAAGAAGTTGTCAAACGTTTGGCAGCGTCATCTGGTATTGATGTCTTGAATCTTGTTAAGAGTATGCAAGAAATACAACAAGAACAACAACAAGCTATGGCTCAACAACAACAAATGCTAGCTCAACAACAACAACCTCAAATAGCTGCTGTTGATCAAAAACGTCAGCAGGCTGAAGCACAGATGATGATGCAACAAGAACAACAACAACAACCACCAATTCAATGAGCGAAACACTAACACTTAATGATGCACCCGCTGATCAGCCAGAACTTAATGCTGATGAGCAAGAGTCTCTCGCTGTTGCCGAGGCTAACGAAGGGGAACAACAACAGCTATTTGCAGGTAAATTTCAAGATACACAATCTCTTGAACAAGCCTATCTAGAACTTCAAAAAAAACTAGGCGAACCTCGTGAAGAAGAGGTATCTGAAGAGGTAGAAGAAGAAGTCTCTGAAGAGGTAGAAGAAGAGGTTGAATCTTCTGGTGATAAACTATCTGAAGCTCAAGCTGATCAACTATTTAAAATGGTTGGCGGTGAACAAGTTTACAAAGACATGATGGACTGGGCTGGTCAAGCTCTTATCGCAGAAGAGATAGATATGTATGACGCTGTAATGGCAAAAGGTGATCCCAATAGTATCTTTTTTGCTGTACAAGCGTTGAATAATAAATATACAGATGCTGTTGGTAAAGACGGTCAGATGTTGACTGGACGTGGTTCTGCATCATCTGCTGATAGTTCATTCCGTAGTCAATCAGAACTTGTAGCAGCCATGAGTGACTCACGTTATGATAGTGATCCAGCATATCGTTCTGACGTTATGCGTAAACTTGAAAACTCTGACCTTGAATTCTAATGACTGTTACCACCAACGATCACGGACAACAAAACCTCTTTGCAAAAGAACCCACCATGTACACTGACGAAAACTACACTGTGAATCATAACGACAAAGCAGAAAAACTAAACGGTCGCCTAGCTATGCTAGGTGTGATGGCTGCGCTTGGAGCGTATGCACTAACTGGTCAAATTATCCCTGGAGTATGGTAATGCCACAAGGTAAAGGAACTTACGGATCACAGAAAGGACGCCCACCTGTAAAAGGTACAAAAAATGGCGGCAAAAAAAAGTAACGTCAATTTAAAAATTGGGACACACAAGTCACGGTCAGGTGGTCTTACTAAAGCTGGTCGTGATAAATACAATAGAGAAACAGGTTCCAATTTAAAGGCACCACAACCTGGCGGAGGAAAACGTAAGAAATCTTTCTGTGCTAGGATGGGTGGTATTAAAGGACCGATGAAAGACAGCAAGGGTCGTCCTACCCGGAAGGCTCTTGCTTTACGTAAATGGAAATGTGGTAAATCCTAATGGCTAAAAAAGGTCTCTACGCTAACATCCACGCAAAGAAAATGCGTATTAAAAAAGGCTCAGGTGAAACCATGCGTAAGCCTGGAAGCAAAGGTGCACCCACTGCTGCTAACTTCAAACGAGCTGCTAAAACTGCTAAGAAAAAATGATTGAATGCCCACAATGTACTGCACCACAGCAGTACGTGCTAGAACAACTACAGACTTCTGCTGGTGTGACAGACCGTACAGCACTGGCAGTCATTATGGGTAACATCCAACAAGAGTCAAACTTTAAACCTAACATCTGCGAAGGTGGTGCTATCGTTCCTTATGATAGATGCCTTCGCGGTGGTTATGGTTTGATACAATGGACATCAATAGAGCGGTATAAGGGTCTTGGCAGCCACTGTGCCGCACGCAATCTAGATCCTAGTGGTCTCAAATGTCAAACAGATTACATGATCCATGAGATGCGATTTAGAAAAGATCTTTATGCTTTTCAAACTGATCATCAAACAGTACCTTATTACATGAATGCCGCATACTACTGGCTAGGCTGGGGTATTCATGGTAATCGAACAACACACACTTATTCTTTTTTAAACAAACTACAATGAAATTTTTCGCTATCCTCCCCGC